GTACGGGAATTAAGATTACAAAGGTGGGTAGACTATGTCTTCTATTGTGGCCACCGTGCACGTGGGTGCGATGAGGTAGCACTGCACGTCTATGGGATTTTCGATGAGTTCCCACCCATTGCGGGTTATAAATTCCATGATTTCCTCAATCTCTTCGTAGATTTCGTTTTCTTCCCACTCACCGATTAAGTCTCCATGTTCGTTGAAGGCTAAACAAAAATTTTTTTGGTCTTCATCCAAGCATTCCGCATCAGGTGTGTAGACCATAGCAAACTTTTCTTCGAGATTTTTGATCATGTCTTTCGCTGGCATGACATCGTTCGGGAGGTAATACTCAACGATGTCATTCATGATTTTGTACGCGTACGGGTTAGGGCTGTGCTTGAGGCACTCTTTTATTTCCTTGGCCAAGGCCCGCATCTTGTTTCTCAATTCCATCGTGCGTCGAATTGTGGCGTTCACCACGGAAAAATTTCTTTAAGGGTTGAATGACAAATTAATAAAATGTATCCTCGTAAGGCATGAATAAGTGGTTGTGCCTCATAGTTAGGAAGAGTTTGGCGTGTTCGACGTTGGGGTAAGTCCACAGAAGCCACCTTTCCCAGTATTCTCTGGAGTACACGTCATGCCAATCTTCTTTCGTACTTTTATCGACCTCCAACATCTCTCGATGAATTTTACGTGGATCCTTCTCCATAAGTGAACGTACGGGAATGATGCCTCCGTGATCGAGGATGTGCTCACGCACGAGCATGGGGTTCCCGTGGGTTGTGTAGTCTTGGCCACCTTTGACACCAAAATCGATGGCTCTTTTGTCAGGGAAGACGACGCGGTATTTGTGTGCCACCGAAGGGCTCGGCTTGAAAACAACCTTCATCATTTATTTAAGTACTGAGTAATCTTTTAAGTCGCGGACCTTCTTTGTTTATGAAGACATTGAGTTGCATGATCTCACCATCCAGAAACACCTCTCCGTGGTGAGACTTTTCATACTTTGTGATCTGGTCTACACGAGCCATGTCCACGGGGATCATCTTGGCCTTCGATCTTTGTTTGCTGTAGTGCACGGCCAAGGCTGCGGCGTCCCTTCTTGTTTCTTTGGGTACGGTGTCACACTCGTGACATATCACCACGTGTGCACCCGGGCAGCCTGCGATGTGCATCCACCACTCTTTGGGATAGGCATTCAAGGTCAAAACGTCATTCTCTTTGGCGTTCTCACCCACCATGATTTTTATTCCATCGGCCGAAGTGAATGTTTTCATAGTCCTGTGTTTTTATTTGTGACTTATATTTCGACAAAATCCTTCTCGTGCACATTACACATGTATCACAATTAGTTTCTATGTATGGGTGGCATCCTAACACCGAGTGATTGGAGTGAGTGTCTTTTTTCCTTGGATATCTTTTTAGCCGTGTCTGGATCTTTTTGATATTCCAGCCACAGGTAGAGCGCACCCGTTCCGTCGTTTTCTTTGAGGATGTTCAAGTGTTTGTGTCTTCGAACAAAGTTATTGAGTTTCGTGAACATCGTGAGCCACTGGTCTTCGGAGGGTGTGATCCAGTCTTGTTGGTTTTCTGGGTTTTCTAAGTACTCGATGGACCTTTTCAGGAACTCATCGTAGTAGGTGCTGTAGTCGTAGTCGTGGATATCGGCGAGCATTTCCACAGGTGGCTGGACTAAGATCTCTAACTCTCGGATCTCCGTTTCGAAACCCCAGTTCAGAAGTTCCATTGGTTCAGTTGTGTATTCCATGACGTACCTTATGAAGTCGGCCGTGAGCAAACCCCGCCCTTGCTTCTTCTTGGCCCTGTTATGTTTCTTGATCCCCTGGTTCAAGTACTCTTCTCGACATAATTCCACACTCTTATTGACTATTATGTCCTGAAGTTCGATTGGCAGAAGATCCCATAGTGACATTTATTTATTATTTACCTACATAATATTATAATGAGGCGCACGATCATCATCACATTAATTTTAATATCCACAGTGGCCGCGGTGTACACTTTCACTGGGAGGCAACTATTGAGCCCGTCACAGGCCAAGCAAAAAATCGCCAAGGGGGAAATAAACACCGTGATCGACGTCCGGACCAAAGTTGAATTCGACGCGGGCCACTACCCAGGGGCCGCACACATTCCCGTGCAAGACATATCGTTGAAGACGACGACGGGTTTACCACCGCGTGGGTTGCTCGTGTACTGCAACACAGGTCAGCGCGCGCGTTATGCGGCTCAGAAGCTCAGTAGCCTCGGGTTCAGGGACGTCTATTACATCGCGTGTGGGTACACGTGCCTCACCCCTTAAGTGGAAGAAAAATTTAAATTTTCAAAAAAAGATGCGCGACCGAACCAGGCCAAGCCAACGTTGCGAGGACGCGAAGACCCTATTGACATGCCTTTCTAAACTGTCTTTTCTTCAGTTTTCAAAGGCACCATCTCTGTGGGCCGAAGACGCGATGATCCGTGACTACCCGTACGAAGACAGGGATCCGGCAAAGGCGTTCGCGTTCTACTTTCTGTACGACCGGATCATGGAAGGGATGATAAAAAACACGTGGCAGCTCAAACAATACAACAAGGAGCTAAGCGCTATGGTTAACCCTACGGTGAATAAACTCCACAAGGCTCTATGCTTGTCCACTACAGGTTGCCATCATGCTTTCTCTAATCCTAGTAGCGGTTTCGTAATTTAAATTTATAGCTTTGACCACCCGTAGGCACTCCCTCGTGCACATGCAAAGATCTTCCCTGATCCTTTCTAAGTAGAGGTCTGGTGATATTTTCTGAAACGCGCGGATCGCCTGTTTCCTCTTAGGCCCTAAAAGCTGCACGCACGCGTCGTAGATCTGCAAGGAGTTCTTGGCCGATGAGTTGCAAAGTTCGTCGCAGAGGTTTTCTCGCAGTTGCGGTTCGAGTTTCTTTAAGAAGGCTCTTATCATGTCCTTTCTCTGCCCGTCGGACCGGCGGGACATCTCATTCACGCTTTCCTGCACTTCGTGATACCTGTCCTGCACAGCCTTCATCGCGACCTCGAGGGCGTCGCGTTGTTTTTCGAGTTGCCTTATGGTCTCTTCCACGGGGAGCATGTTTTGGCGTTCGTTTTTTTCTTTTCCTTCAATTAAGGGGTCGTGATGCCACTCACGGACACGCAGATTAGAAATAAAATTTCACAGCTTAGGAAAACTAAGGGTAAGATATATGCTCCTTTGAAGTATTTCAGGGGTTTGACCACTCTAAAGGATGTCGAGAAACGCTATGTGAAGATGCTTCGTCGCGACTATAAACCGTTCGCCACTGACAAAGGTGTGCGTACGAAGACTTCGAGCTACACGGCTAGATTTCGAAGAAAGTACGGACGTGACGTAAAAACTCTCTCGCAAATCGCACGGGCCACGAAGATACCGGTTCGCGTGTTACGTGCCGTCTACGATCGCGGCCTCGCTGCTTGGCGCACTGGTCACCGTCCGGGTGCATCTCCACAGGCGTGGGCGTACGCTCGAGTGCATTCCTTTGTGCTCGGCGGTAAAACTTACCGCACCGCCGATAGGAATTTAGCTTCTTTTTGAAAAGCACCGAACACTTGGATCTCAGTTCCTTTTGTTCCTTCACCGTGAGCTCCGTTTGATCCTCGTCTTTTATGTAAATCCTGAACACATCGCATTTGGTGAACTTCACCTTCTTTTTCATCACGGGCACACGAACTTTTTCAACTGTTCATTCACTTCCTTTGTCCACCACTTCTTTTTTTTCGGGTCCCACCGAGCTCCGTGTTCCTTGGCGAAGTCTTTCTCCGCGTACGGCACGTTCAAGTAAATTTTTTCGTAGGGGCACTTGGTCAAACCTATGGCTTCGTTCGCCAGCCTGTCGGCGTGATCGTTTCCCACGGAGTGTGCGTCCTTCCTACCTGTGTGCGCGCGCACCAACAAGAGTTCGACGTTCGGGTGCGCCTTGTACAAGGCGTGCGCCTTTTTGACGAGATCTTTGTTTGGTATGTCTTTGGACCAGTGTTCGGCTGCGCACTTGTCTCCGTACGAGGTGGCGCACCGCACGGAGTACTGTGAATCGGAGACGACGGTCACGAGTTCACCGCGAGCAATCTCTTCCTTTAGTATCTCGTGGACCTCTATCAGGGCACCAAGTTCTGCCGTGTTGTTCGA